AATACATCAACAATTTGGACAGGTGAAGGCGACAAACTTAAACTTAAATTTAAGCAAAACTATCCAGTCAGTTTTGGATTATTCTATTCTGCATTTACAGACTTGATTGGCCTTATGCCAAACCAAGAAGAATACATAATGATGGGCATGGCTGCCTATGGAGACTGGAAGAGATACTATAAAGAAGTAGATGAATATTTTCCAAATTATCATACTCAGAAATATAATTTTCATAAAGGAATTCACGACTGGGATATGGAAATAACAGAGCAAGACAAGTTTGACATTGCAGCAGCAGTTCAAGTTGTTTACACAACAAGACTTATGGAATTTATGCAAATGGCTAAACTTGTAACTGGGAAAAAGAATTTAGTATTCATGGGTGGATGTGCGCTAAACTCATCTGCCAATACATCTTTGTGGAATCTGTTTGATATGATCTGGATTATGCCAAACCCAGGAGATGCTGGAAGTTCTTTGGGCGCAGCAGCAGCGCTATATGGAAAGCACATTGAGTGGAAGACTCCTTATCTTGGCTATGACCTTGGTGGAGACTATCCTATTCAAAAAATTGTTGACGGCATATTCAAAGATGGAATTGTGGCAGTAGCAACAGGAAGGGCTGAATACGGCCCAAGGGCATTAGGAAATAGAAGTATTCTTGCAGATCCAAGAGATCCGCTCATAAAAGACAAGGTAAACAGGATTAAGCAAAGAGAACTATTTAGACCGTTTGCTCCCGTTGTTTTGGCTGATCATGCACACAAGTGGTTTGACATGGATTTTGATAGCCCATACATGCAATATACTGTGAAGTGTTTGCAGCCAGAAAAAATACCCTCCGTGGTACATGAGGATGGCACCTCTAGAGTTCAGACAGTTACAAGAGAGCAGCATCCAGGATTATACAGGGCAATAAATAAGTTCTATCTGCAGACGGGTGTTCCAGTCCTTTTGAACACTAGCCTTAACATAAAAGGTCAGCCACTTTTAAATGATGAGAGCGATATTCTGAAATGGGAAAAAGAGTATAATTTTAAAATATGTAGGTAAACTGGTATAATAGATATGTCCTTAAAGGAGGAATAATAATGGCAGTAAAAGGTAGTTTAGAGGCAATCATTGAGGTTGCAAAGAAGGAAGTGGGCACAATTGAAGGCCCCAAGGATAATGAAACAAAGTACGGAGCATGGATCAAGGTAAACTTTCAGCCATGGTGTCAGTCATTCGTTTCGTGGTGTGCATTTACAGCGGGAGTAAAATCATTCCCTAAGTCAGCATCAACAGTGGCAGCAGCAGATTGGTTTAAGAAGGCTGAGCGTTGGTCAGATGCTCGCAATGATGATCCACAGGCAGGAGACTGGATTTATTTTGATTTCCCAGAAGATGGCGTAAATCGTATTTCACATGTTGGTATTTGCATTAAGAATAATGGTGATGGAACTATCCAGGTTATCGAAGGAAATACTTCAGGAACTGCTAAGGGAGATCAACGTAATGGCGGAATGTGCGTAGAGAAAACTCGTGGATATGTAAAGAACAATAAAAAGAAGTTAATGAATGCAGTGGTTGGTTGGGGTCGCCCAGTTTATGCGGGAGAAGAAAATGCTCCATTGCTAAACAAACTAGCAGTAACTGCACCAGCACCTGCTAAGGCAGTTGCAAAGCCAGCAGCAAAGAAGCCAGTAGTTAAGAAGGCAAAGTAGATGGAATCAACAAAGAGAACACTGCTTAAGACAGCAAGTTGGGAAACATTCCATCTGGTTGGTGTTGCTGGAGTAATCTATCTTTTTACTGGTGAGTGGGAGTATGCCTCTCTTGGAGCATTGCTCTATATTGGATGGGAAGCCCTTGGATACTTTATTCATGAAAGAGTCTGGGCCAAGTTTGGTAAGGATGTGAAGTAATGCGTATTAAGATAATTAAGTTTGTCGTAAAAGCATTAGGCTATGAGTGGGGTGGAGATAGCCTTAACCTGCCTTATTGGACAGTAAAAGAAAAGAAAAAGAAGTAATGCCAATATACGAATACAAGTGTGAGTGTAACAATAATATTGTTCCATTCAACACCAGCATCTCAAACTATAAAGAGACCTACCCTTGTGGTGAGTGTGGTGCAGATATGAAAAGACACTACACTCCCATAGGGGCTCAGTTTACTGGTTCGGGATTCTATAGCACAGATAATAGGGGAAAATGATAACTAAAATACCAGAAGGACAGATATGCCAGGCATTTGATCCAAAAATGAACTTGCATCCAGATATACTAAAGTCACACGGAGTTACTCAGAATGCAAACTCTTCTTGTTTAACTCAGGCATATGTTTATGTAGAGGGAAAGCACGGGAAAAAATTTCTTTGTGACTATCACTACTATTATGAACTATATATGAATAAGCAGGGCTACTCTACTCCTGGCAGTTCGTGGGAAGATATTCAACATTTTATAATAGACGAAACAGAGAAAGTAAAAGAAACATTTGCAAAGAATGTTACAACCACTGAGACACTTGGTCATCAGTGCTCTCTAATAAATTCTTTTAACAAAACCCACGGGTGTAAGGCTGAAGCCTTTGTAAAGGTCAATCCAATTAAAATGGTTAGTGGCAAAATAAACTTTACTGTATTTAAAGATGGAAATGACATTACTAAAGATATTTTTTATTGCAATTTTCATTTTAGAAGAGAGTATCACAGATACTATAACAATGGAGTTGTCTATGAAGACTATCATAAAATCTTGGATGAAAGATCTAGGATGACAGTCACGCTTGCTGAAGAAGCAGCAAACTTAACTTATGTATAGACATGCCTTGACATCCTGGGTAAATTGGTGTAGAATTGAGTATACTACAAACAGTTCAAGAAGTGGGGTATACTATGAAGACAATGATTGAGACACCTGTAGAAGTAAAAGAGTGGGTCTTGAAGGCAACAGATCGATGTGATTCATGTGCTGCAGAAGCACTCGTACAGGTAACTGGGCTGAATGGGGAACTACTTTTTTGTGGTCACCACTATAATAAGATTATGAACAATCCAGATAGTTATAAGAAGATGATGTCATTTATGATTACGATCATTGATGAAAGAGATAAGTTGATTGAAAACAAGGCAAAGGAAGCACCACACGCATGATTATTCAAATTATTGGTCTACCAGGCTCTGGTAAGACAGAACTAGCAAAGGCACTAAAAGAACGAATCAATGCTATTCATCTTAATGCAGACGAAGTTCGTGCAACAGTAAACTCTGATTTAGGTTTTACTCCTGAAGATAGACTTGAGCAGGCTCGTCGTATGGGTGAAATGGCAAGGTTAATTGCAAAGCAAGGCGTTGCGCCAGTTATTGTTGACTTTGTGTGCCCAACAGAACTAACCCGTGCAGCATTTGGTAAGCCAGATATTCTTATTTATATGGACACAATTAAAGAAGGACGCTTTGAAGATACAAACAAGATGTTTGAAGCGCCTACCGAATACGATTGGTCATTTTTAAATCATACCCTAGACCCAAATGAAAAATCTTCTGTTGTTATTGAGGAATTTGGTTTGCACGATTGGTCTGCACCTACAACCCTGATGCTTGGTCGCTATCAACCATGGCATGAGGGCCATCACGCTCTTTATGTGGAGGCTGGCAAGCGTACAGATCAGGTACTTCTTGGTGTTCGCAACACATATAAAACAAGCGAGAAGGACCCGCTTACTTTTGATGAAGTAAAAGGCTACATTGCCAAGGATGAGTTTATGGATGGCTCACTAGTGCTAAGACTTCCCAACATCACAAACATTGTTTATGGTCGTGATGTAGGCTATAAGATTGAACAAGTAGATTTAGGAGCAACTATTCATGCTATTTCGGCTACTGAAAAGCGTAAAGAACTGGGTATTTAGTATCTTTTTAGACAATAAGATAGCAGACAACGAAGCAAGATTGTATTTTGGAGATGACTATGACAGTAAAGAAAAGTAGATCATTTGCTAAGTCATTAACTTGGAGAGTTATTGCACTAATAACAACATTTGTAACACTTTATGCACTTAGCAAAGATATTAATATGGCTACAATGGCAACAGTAATCACAAATGCTGTTAATTTTATATGCTATTACTATCATGAAAGAATTTGGAACGCAGTTAATTGGGGGAAAGAATGACAGTAACCAAGGCTAGATCTTTTACCAAGGCTCTAAGTTATCGCATATGGGGAACTTTGTCTTCATTTGTTGTTGCTTATGTGCTTACTGGTGATGCAACCCTTTCAGGGGCTATTGCCTTTTGGGAAACGGTAGTTAAAGTATTTATCTACTACGCACATGAGCGTGGTTGGAACAAAATCCAATGGGGGAGAAAATAATGTATGAATACTATGTAAGAAAAGTAGAGAATGTCGTAGATGGAGATACCATTGATGTTCTTATTGATTTAGGTTTTGATATCCTCTTTGCATCTCGTGTAAGACTGGCTGGCATTGATACGCCTGAGTCTCGCACAAAGGATCTTGCTGAAAAGGCTCTTGGTCTTGAGGCTAAGGAGTATCTGAAGAAGCACCTTAAGGATGCAAAGTCTGTCGTAATTAAGACTGAGAAGATGGACTCATCTGAAAAGTATGGTCGCATTTTGGGCTGGGTATACGTAGATGGCAACACAGTATCTCTAAACGATATGATGATCAATGATGGCTATGCTTGGGGATACCTAGGAGATACTAAGGTTAAGGACTTTGATGCTCTTGCAAAGGCTAGAAAGAAGTCTGGAAAGTGACCAATGTCCTTTATTTTACAGCAGACTGGTGTAATCCATGTCAGCGGACAAAGCCTGTTGCGGAAGAACTTCATGCAGAAGGAATTATAAATTTTGAATTTATAGATGCTGATGCCAATATTGAACTAATAAAAAAGTTTGATATTAAGGCTGTACCAACATTTATCCTAATGGAAAATGACAAAGAGATTCGCCGAATGAATGGGACAAAGACTCGTCAAGACTTCTTAGATTTTATTTCTGAGGATAGACATGGATGAGTTTGATATTGTTGATAATTTAGTTATTAATGGTGGGCTAGAGTTTGCAGGAAAAGATCCTGAAACTGGAGAGGTTCTGTATAGACCTACAGACAAACTCAAGGATATTGACCATAAACTTAGTGAAGAACTTTCAACATACTTTTCAGAAGTAACGCTAAAACTATGGGAAAAAGGGTTTCTCGACATGGATGTTACTCAAGAAGATCCAGTCGTAAAACTTGGTCCAAAGTCTTTTAATGCCTACTCTATAAAGTCTTTGCCAACAGATGAAAGAGTTGTAATGGAACAAATTGTTCGGGCTCTTTTAGATAAAAACTGATATACTAACATACAGGAGTATTTATGAATAACATTTATGGTGCTATTGGGATAACAGTCACTATCTTATTAGTTATTTATATTGTAGTGCTCAAAAATAGTATAAAGAATAATAGCCAGCCTATCATAAGTCAATCAATGTTGCAGTATAGATATAGCAATAGGAAAAGAAATTCTAGAAGGATAAAGGTTAGAACACAGTCAAGGGTCCATCATGATAAGACTAATATTAGAGTTATTATTTTTGACAACGATGCTTATTGGATCAAAGATAATATCTTTTACAAGGCTCCATTAGTCAATGAACTTATTGACAAAGAGGCTGCAGAGCAAGTTGACACAATCCACATGGATAAGGTACAATTAGATAAGATGTTATTTATAATGGATAAACTAAGAGAAGGGATTGAGGATGATAGTAGGAGTTCAAGGGACGAGTAGTTTTGATAACTACCAAGTTTTCCTTAGATCTATGGCCGTTGCCCTTTCTGAGTTGTTAGAGGGCGACAATGACTTTCACATATACTCTGCTGGACCAAACAATATCAATATGATGTCAATGGAGTTTGCAAATTTATCTGAGAAAGGTATGAAGTCAAGAGGTAAGAATATTAAGTTTTTTAAGGTTTCTCCGCAGTGGCTAGAAGAAAACATATCTGAAATAAACCACTTTGCTTTTTTGTCTAATCCAAAAGAGCCAGTGTCTAGGATTGTTCATATATCAAAACTAAATAATATAAATACAAACGTATATAACTTCTAACAGAAGACAAATAAGCCTGTGCTTTGCACATAAACAGAACGGAACGATTATGAAATTAATTAATTCTTTAGAGACTATGGAATCTATAGTGAACAAGAATAAGCAACTATCTTGGGATGGATGGACTGTTGTTGAGACATTTCCATCAGAGAAGGCATACTTCTCAAAGTTTGGTATCTATAAAAATAATAAGTGGCAGATGAAAAAAGAGTTTGTTCCTTCTAACCAAGGTTGGGAAATTCCTGATAAGTATGTGATCTAAATGAATAAATTTAAATGGAAAGATGATGCTGTCTGCTTAGACTACGATACAAATCTGTTTTTTGAAAAGTATGAGGATGACGAACTTTTAAGACCAGCAATTGATGAACTATGCTTTTCTTGTCCAGTAAGAAAAGAATGCTTCTCTGTCGGTATATCTGGCAAAGAATGGGGAGTTTGGGGCGGGGTATACCTAGAAAACGGGGAACTGTCTAAAGAGTTTTCAAGCCATAAGAGCAAGGCTGACTGGGCAAAGACATGGCAGTACCTAACAATGGAGCAATAAGATGTGGTCATGGATCTTAGCAGTAATAGGAGTAGCAGGAATATTTCTGGTTGGTCGCAAGACTATTTGGGGATGGTTAGTGCTACTTATTAATGAGTGTATTTGGATTGCATACGCAATTGCCACAGACCAATATGGTTTTATTGCTATGGCTACTGCATACTCTGCGGTATATATAAGATCATTTATTCACTGGAAGAGAGAAGAGTAATGTATACAGACCAAATGAGACGAGCCTTTAGTTCAGTAAAACATTTTTGTCCACCTGGATTTGTTCTTGAAGTAATCGATAATGATAACTTTATTACTTTAAGGGCTAGTGAGCCACACTTCATGGTTCTTACTGGAGAAGACAAGATCCGTGCAGTTGAATACATGATTCGTTCAAAGAAGGCATTGGAAGACAATGGTGCAATTGTGCTCCTTGTACGAGAGGGTGGAAAAGAAGAGTGATTCAGTCGATCCTATTAGTTATCCTATCAATATCATCAACCGCCTTTGGTTTTCTCTTCTATATTCAAAGGAAAAAGACTATGCAGGTCCTTGCTCAAACTCTTGAGTTCATTATGATACAGGAGTCTCAAAAGCAGGAAATGAAGACGGACAAAGACAAGGCTAATGAGGACTTCCTAAAATTTATTTCAGATTCTCGTGACTGGGCCTACACCTACATAGACGAGGTTCAGGCATCATTAAATAAGTTTATTACTGATATTGAGCCAGAGATAAACTATTTTAAGGAGTATGGTGATATTAGTTCTATGTCGCCAAACTACTACTCTATGAAAAAAATTGCAGGAGCCTATGAAGAACTAAAGAAACTCTTGCCAGAAGACTATGGTAAAATAGATACATGATAAAAAATCCTTCTGAAAAAGACGAGATCTATTTGGCCAATGTTGCTAAAATAGGCAAGTCTATAGAAAACATACAGTATGTGGAAGATGTATTACCTGAAGAAGAACATAAGGCTCTTCTTGATTATGTTAAAAGTGCTAACTCCTGGAAAGAGCAGCCCTGGAAGGCTATCACCATTGAATCAGAAAACCTTCCTAAAGAAATTATTGAGACGCTAGATAAAATATTTAAACTTGTTTATAAAAAATCTGTAGATCTCTATGATGTTGGAATCAATCCTTTCCATAACTCTGCACTACATGTGGTTAAGTTTGTAAAAGGTTTTCACTTGGGGCCACATGTCGACACACTGTCATCCGAAGGCAACCACATTGCTTCAGTATACTATATAAATGACGACTACGTTGGTGGAGAGATAAACTTTCCAGACCATAAACTAAAGATTAAGCCAAAAGCAAATAGTTTAATAATTTTCCCTGGCAATGAAAACTACCTACACGAAGTGCGTAAAATTGTTGATAATGACAGATATAGTTCTGCTATGTGGTTTCAATTTACTGGGTCTACCTTTAATAAAAAAGCAGAATGGTATAATTGATATATGACACAGACTAATCTAGGTAACTCTGTAGATAATATACAGATTACAGAAAATGTTTTATCTGAAGAAGAACACAAGCAACTTCTTGATTATGCTTTAGCAGTTGATTCATGGGAGACTCAACCGTGGGGAGTTAAGTTTGTTGTCCCAGCAGAAATGCCAAGAGTAATTGTTCAAATCCTAGATAAAGTTTTTGCAAATGCTCACGAAAAATGTACTAATGTATACAATGCAAAACTATATCCATTCAAAAAAAACCAAGTGCCTTTAATAAAATTTGAAAATGGATATAGAATGAATGAGCATGCAGATACAGCAGGTGACTTTGCAGCAATATACTATCTTAATGATAATTACAGCGGTGGAGAAATACACTTCATGGATCATGGTTTAAAGATTAAGCCGAAGGCAAATAGTTTTGTAACATTCCCTAGCAATTCAGATTACTGGCACGAGGTTCTAGAAAATACTGGTGCGGAGAGATATTCCGCAACTCTTTGGTTTAAGTTTGATGGGTCTAGCATAGAGCGACCAAAGAGTGGTCTAACTAGATAAATGATAACTTTCAAGGCATACGAAGATCGTGCATACGATGCATTTTATTCATGTAATGTCTATGAGTGTGAACTTGAAGCAGAAAAGATATATGCAACAGAAACATCTATAGTCGATGTTTGCTTAATACATTATAAAGAGTTAGTAGACAGGAACTACAGATGAAAGACATTGTTTTATCAACATTAACAGGTTTTGGATGTGGCGTAGTTTTCGCAGCATTCAAATTGCCAGTACCAGCACCACCAGTTTTTGCGGGAGTCGCAGGAATTATTGGTCTATGGATTGGCTTTACAGTACTAACAAGAGTTATATCCTAGGAGGAATAATATGACACATCACAACGAAACAAACTCACAGATCAAGGCAGCACTTGCATCATACGGACGATCAGTTCTTGGTGCAGCAATTGCTCTTTACGCATCAGGCGTAACTGATCCACAAACACTCGCATACTCACTGCTTGGAGCAATCGTTCCAGTGGCTTTGAGAGCGGTAAACCCTAACGACAAGGCATTCGGCAAGTTGCCATCAGTTGAAGAGGTAGATGTAGCGGTAAAGACTGCTAAGGTAGTCAAGAAGACTGCTAAGAAGGCTCCTGCTAAGAAAGCAGCAGCAAAGAAGTAAGTGATTAGATTAGCAGGCTAGGGTAGTTGACTAGCCTGTTTTTCTATGCTATAATATTTGTACCTGCCCAATGGGGGGTAAATTAAACTATTCGCTTGAAAGGGGAATAAAATGAGTTACATTAGTAGTACAGAAAATGGCCTAGGGCCTACATGGTTGAACGATCCATTCTTTATTGGATTTGATAAAATGTTTAACCGATTAACAAACACAACAACAAATCAATCGGGCTTCCCGCCATACAATGTTCGTAAAGTAGATGAAGATACATTTGTTGTAGAACTTGCAGTAGCGGGATACAACAAGGAATCAATTAAAATCACAGAGCATGATGGATCACTTATTATTAAGGGTGAGCGTCCAGAAGATGTTGAAGAATATCTCCATAAGGGTATTGCAGGTAGAAAGTTTACCCGCAGTTTTGCTCTTGGGGAGTATATGTTTGTTAACTCTGCTGATCTCGTAGATGGAATGCTTTATGTGGTAGTAAAGCGTGAAGTTCCAGAAGAGAAGAAGCCAAAAACAATTCAAATCAAGTAGTACAATATCAAATGTCGGGGGAGACAGCGACATTAAAGACCTGGTATAGTCCTGAGCATGACTGTAAAAAACTGCTCACAAATATAGTATAATATATGGTATTCCGATATAAGACTTTAAAAGGTTTTACAACGGATGTTCCTATGAGAGGAAAGTTGGTAGAAGTCGAGTCTTCGTGACCAATAGACCTGAGCAGTCGTCTATAAACTGCTCATTTATTATAATTTTTTTTAATATATACTTCGTGAAATCCAAGTTCATGTAAAACTATACCATCAACAGACCAGTTATCATTAAAATGCAAAAATTCATTTACGCTATTGTAAGTACCTATATGTTTCCCATAATTAATGCTATCGTAATTTATATAAGCGGTTAGACCTATAACGCCACCAACGCTAACTAGTTTTGAGCAGTGTTTCAAAAGTTTTCTTAGCATAAGTCTTTCTGAGTCCATATCAAAAAAAATAAAGTCATATTCTTTATCTAGAGTAGGAACAATCTCTCTTGCGTTTCCAACTATAGTATTTACATTCGGATGATAGGAAAACTTATTCTTTATATACTCTTCATGAGTCATTGATCCATCATAAGGACGATGCGCCTCAGATTGCAAAATACCAAAAGCATTATTATACATATCTAAAAGATCTGCACTCCTAGCATTTGTTATGTCTATAAATAACTTGGCAGAAAACCCCCATGCAACACCTATCTCTAGGTATGATATATTTTTATTTAAAGTTTTTGCATAGTCTTTTCTTGAACTAAATAGTTTTGCATTATCTAATTGATTTTGTGATATAGGATATGCTTCTTCAATTTCATGATCTTCGTATGTTATCTCTTCGTCATATTTTAGTGGCGGTATTTGTGTTTTTTTTGCAGTCCGACCTGATGCATCATTCATAAATAAAGTATAGCATATTGTAAAATAATATAGCAGTATAATTGATATGTCCCACACAGGACCTTAGTGATGGATTAGTTACCCATTGGATAGAGACCGTGGCGCAAGTCAGGTGAATTACTTGTGTGGGACCTAACATTTGGCGGTATAATAATATCGATGACTGACAAAGAGTTGGAAACCTACAATAAGCAGCAGTATAAGAAGATGCTTGCTAAGATAAAAGAGGATTCTGGCTGTGTAGACTGCGGAATCAATAATCATATTATCTTAGACTTTGATCATATAAGAGACAAAAAATATAATGTGTCACGGATGATCCATGATGGATTTTCATGGAAGGCTATCAAGAAAGAGATCGAAAAGTGTGAGGTGGTTTGTGCTAACTGCCACAGAATAAGGACCCACAACAGGCTAAACGGCATGCTATAATGGTTATATGATAATTGAAGGCGATTTTGTAATGTGCCCTGAAGGGTACGAAGATAAGCCACTTGTTGGCCGTGTAGAGTATGTTATGACAGAAGGTATGTTTGGTATGCCTGGATCAGAGTATGCTATAGAAGCATCTCCAGAAGAGCCTGCAGCGCTTGTAAGACACTATGAAGAAGAAGACGGTGTATGGGAAGAAGAAATGATTCTTTCTGGACATAAGGCCTCTATGCTTATTAAGATTGAGTCTCTTAAGGTTGAAAGAGATGTTATATCAGAAGAATTTAGTTCAACAGACTCAGAAATGTCAATGGCTGCATATGATTCACAAATGGGCAAAGCAGCACCTTGCTGGGATGGCTATGTACAAAGAGGTATGAAGCCAGGAGCAGATGGAAAGCCAGTGCCAAACTGTATACCAGTTGCTAAATCAGACAGTTGGGCAGATTCTCCATTTAGGATTTCAAAATAATGCCAAAGAAAAAAGCGGCAGCATTTAATCCTATTCAGATCAAAGATGGATGGATTGTTAGACTATATAAAGATGGCCGAATTAAGTCTAAGGTTGCACCTTACGAACCAAAACATCCTAAAAAATAAAATTAGTCTGGAAGTTTGTGATAATATGTCATCATTAACTTAATGATTCTGTCTGTTAATCCAGGATAAAACCCATCAAAAAATTGCAAGTAACTGTTGTCGAATCTGCAAGAGGCTATCATGTTTGCAATAAAGCGCTTGTCTGTTGTAAAAAACCAATCGTCAACATGCTTAATAAAAAGATCAAAGCAGTCCTCTGACACTTTATCTTTAAGAGGAATATTTGACGATACTAGGTGTGTGAGAGCATCAATAAGATGTATTGCTTCTTCAGTCATAACAGCCCAGTCTTCTTTAGAAAACTTAGCAAGATTTTCTTTACACTCTATAACTTTCTCATCGTTTGGGCAGTTTTCCATCCAGTCACGCCATAGTTGAACACACTTTACTTTTTCCATAAACTCATTATACACTACAAATGCTTTGTACCCCTGGCTGGAATCGAACCAGCGACGCATGGCTTAGAAGTCCATCGTTCTGTCCACTGAACTACAGAGGTGTAGTAGGCCTAGAAGGTAATGCTCCTTCTTCTCAGGATTAAAAGTCCTGAGCATCACTTTAATGCTTTAGGCCCAAAATTATTTATCCTTCTAGCACCCAATTAATTGATACAATACTTCTATATATATTATAGCGATCATCGTCTAGTTGAAATAATTTACCTAGAGATTCTAGTTCTTTCCATGACATTCCCGATTTTTTGAGTAGGGAATCACGCCATGTGATTAGTTCATCGCTAGTCTTAATAATCATCCTAACTCCTTCTCAATAGCCTGAATAGTTGGGCATGGATAAAAATTTAGTCTACCAATGCCACAGTCGCAGTAAGTTTCTTTTATTTCTGAATCTTTAAGAACAAAGTGTACTGGCTTATGTAGTTTAACTACAGCACGAAGGGCATTAGCAAAAGAATCACCTTTGCCATCATTGTAAACATTTATTACTTCCAGCAATTCATCGTGGGTCATTTTAAATCCTCAATTTTCTCAAATGGTTGAAATGATAGATATTTCCTTGCTGCTCTTTTGGCTGCTAGTTTTGCACCCCAATAAGTAAAGGCATATCCACCATCAACGCTTGACCAATAGCCATCTTTCTTTTTATTAGGTCTACGGTAATTTTCTACATCCCAGAAATAACCACTGTAGTTGCGTGAGTTGCGAATATTGATTCTATACTGTGTCATTAATATGGCCCTTCAATCTGATATATTAAATATTTTATGACTTCTTCTTCTCTACCTAAGTTTACCATTTCAAGTGGGGACATGTCAAACGCATGATTGTAACCATTCATCCACTGATCCTGTTGCACTTCGTTATTGACAATAATAGAAAGCAGTTTAATTATTTGATCGCTCATGGCCGTGGGCCAAATAGTTTAATAACTTCAACGTTGTGCCTTGTTTCTTCTTCCATTTCAGCAACAATATCTTCAATGATAGAGGCACGGATGGCATCATAAAGATCTTCTTCAAGGTTTATATCTTTGTATTTTACGATAGGGCTGCGAAGGGTTAATCCAAATAGTTTCATATATTTATTATACTCTTATAAATGGCATGTGTCAAGTGTCCCTCGTTGGATTCGAACCAACGCTTTATAGATTTTAAGTCTACTGCCTCTACCACTGGGCTAGAAGGACTTGCTCTCCCCCAAGGATTCGAACCTCAATAGCCAGGACCAAAACCTGGAGTCCTACCGTTAGACGAGGGGAGAAAAGCGGAAGTAATAGGATTCGAACCTATGGATCTTTCGATCTACGATTTAGCAAACCGTTGCATTCGACCACTCTGCCATACTTCCGTAGCCCCAACGGGAGTCGAACCCGTCTTGCCAGATTGAAAATCTGGAGTCCTAACCGATAGACGATGGAGCCATATGTCGGGTCAGTTTATAGAGTACCACACTGTAAGGACCTTCACCGCATGCCCCGACGACATGGTGCAGTAGACTCCTAGTTGCCCCTGCATCTTGCCGTAAACAGCAACCAATGGCTGCGATAGCAAGAGTTTCCTGCAGACCCCCAAGGATTCGAACCTTGTATTTCCGCTTTGGAGACGGACGTGATGCCTTTTCACTAGGGACCTAAGTGATTAATAAGTCTACGAGCAGACTAACCTATTAATCATGATACATGAGGATTTACATAAGCCCGTTGTCCTCCAGTTGTCCCCGTCGGGAGTCAGTCTCTATACCTGCAACGCAACCTTAGTATCGTGCATCAAGTAGGACTCGAACCTACAACAATCAGTTCCTAAGACTGACGCCTCTACCAGTTGGGCTATTGACGCAATGCCAGCCACGGCTTTGGCTCTTAACCTAAACCACCTGCTGGCTGTTATACCTAGTCACTACCACAGAGCCTGTCCATGAGCCTGAACGCTTTCTCAAAGATGCAGGTGACGCTTGTTCGGTATAACAGATCTCAGTATAGATTGTTCAGACCTATACTTCGAGAGCGGATGATGAGAATCGAACTCACCCCTTCTGCTTGGAAGGCAGAGGCACTACCAATATGCAACATCCGCAAATTGCTCTATTTAATTATATCGTACATCTGGAAGGACTTGAACCTTCGGCTCTCTGCATATAAGGCAGGTACTCTAACCAACTGAGTTACAGATGTGTAGTACACCAGGTAGGACTTGAACCTACGATAACCGAATTATGAGTTCGGGGCCTTGACCAACTTGGCTACTGGTGCTAGTCCCTATTTAATTAATATTCCAAAGAATGTTCCAATAAGAAAAGACATAATTCCAACAGTCCAATAGTACTGTTTCTTTATATGTTCTTTTATTATATACAACTTAATTTCTTCTGGAATCTTTTTTAGTTTATCATGATCAATCATCTATAAGCCCCTAAAGATTATTAGATGCTAAGAATAGCGACTGCTGAATGATCTGCTCTCTCAAGAAAGCCTGCTTTCTTTCAAACTTAGAAAGTTGTGGCTTTGCCTGAATTCTTTTCTTGTTCTTGTTTGCTCGTTTAATCTTGTGCTGAGATACCTTATTGTTAGACTGTTTCATTTATATCACTGGCTTTCTGCTACTTTGTCACAAGGACAAATGATTGACTCTGGAAGTTCATGCACTTTTGTTACAATTGTAATCATGGTGTTGCAATCAACACACTTATA